TTTTTAATTATTATTTAAAGTTCAGATATACGTCCTACGGATACTATATACCCTACTCTTTAGATTGAAAGCCAATTTATAGTTCGTTCCACCAGGTGTCCGACACATCAAACAGATCATTATAATCCATGGGCATAATAGTAATTTCTTGGTAAGACTCATCATACACATTCTTAAGAACCAAAGTCTCCCAAGTGGGGAACCCATTACAAAGGTCTTCCGGAGTCAGCCCTTGTTGTCTTGCCTTCTTGATATCATCATGTCCTAATCTATCATAAAGTAGATTTGCAAGATTCTCTGGTGTTGCTACAGTCGCCAGCAACTCTTCATAGATAAGTTTTAATCGCTGATATGCATCTTCATTCGAGGCGTACGTAGCATATGCTTGTCCAAGAACAGATAGCATTACATCAATCACATCTCTCTGTCTAGTGTCTCTACTCCACGCACTTCTCACTATAAACTCCGCTGTCTCTCGAAAAGGAAGATATATACTCTGTCCTCCTCCTTTCACTGGGTTCAATACAAACTGATGCTTCAGAAAAGTAGCGCCACATCGAATCAGAATACCTTCTCTAATATCGGACAGGAAAGTAACACCATCCTTCATATCTCTAATCTCGACATCAAAGTGATCTTTCATAAACTTAGCAAATAGGGTACCGCTAAAAAAAGTAGATTCTTGTCCTTCTCCTTTATTATACAAGTGATCATCACCATAAACTACCAACCTTATACGAGCATACAAGTGCAGTTCCAAACTCTCTCGTAGTTCCTCCGGTGCTGTGTGAACTTGATATATACCAAATAGTGAAAAGTACATTGCCATTATCCAAGAATCCATATGCGATGTATTATACGCCCCTGATGGAACACCTCCATGAACAATTCCCCACATATCACCAAAGAGCTTCGTTACTCTATCTAACATATTCTTAAGCAAAAACTTAACTATCCTCTCAAATGCCGGATAGTCCTCAGAATCTTTATCAAAGTGAACGCCCATCGTAGAAAAATACAGGTTCACAAACAAATCCCTCACTGTTTGGTCAAAAAGTTTTGCATCTCCCTCAACCAAAATTGGTTTCATGTCGTTATGCATCCATACTCCTAGACACCGTGCGATAGAATCTGCACCTCCTCTAGGCCAACGGTGCCCTATTCTTATAACCTTTCCTCTTTCTTTTAAATGTCTTACATAACAGGTCAATCTCTCCAAATGATTAAAGATAGAATTTGGTATATTAAAAATTCTCAGTTTTCTACACCATGAAGAGAAATCTGCGTCCGACTGCTGTTTAACAAATGAAAAGAAATTCTCTACTTTTGGTGGACAGACCCATGTTATCCCTGGTTCCTTTCCACTATTTAAGTACTCTAACATATCCTCTAGATCCTGACTAATTGAGTCTATTTTTTTCCCTCTAGCTGCTACTTTTACCGGAAACTCCGTATCTTCCGTGATAGTCTTTCTAACTGCGGAATAATTCTGTCCGCTTGCCGCTCCTAAGTACGCTCCTCTTAGTGGTCTTAAGGATAGCTTAAAAGGTATTTTCTGCTCTAAATTCACTCCTAATTGTCGATATAACCAATCCATAGCCTCTCCTAGATACTTAATAGGTTCTCTAACTCTTCCCGGAAGTGGCGGTCGACTCATCGAAAGCAGTGCATCCTGATATTTTCCTGTCATCATGCCTGCACTAGCTGCAATAACATGAGGATGATTATTTGTCTTTCCGAAAGCCATCTGATGTGATGAAAGTTTCTTCATACATAACTGTGCCAACGTAGGAATACACGATCTTCCATCTTTATCTATTACATCTTTCAAATCAGTCCACATATACCGTTCACAATCATCCCATCTCAAATGTTTTTGCGGAAATTTTCGAGTGAAATACCTAAAATCTGCTCTTTTATAGGCCTCTTGCACGTGTGGATTCGCCGTACTCAATGGGGTTTCTTGTGGCCACGTAGGCGCTGTATGGAAAGGAGGATCTATCAACCTCACCGTACCATCTTTTCTTAACTTCATTTTAAACTCTCTTTCTTCACTTATTCCTGGGAACCTATCCGGATACATTCTACAGCTTTTCTCAATATGCGC